TTCCAATGGTCTTCTTCTCGATGCTGTTGGTGAGTCAGGCCTCATAACGATGGTGATGCAACGAATACAAGAGTATTTGAACAGTGGTCCTACCGCTGCAGATCCTATTCGAGTGTTTATCAAGCGTGAGCTCCACTCTCGGAAGAAATTCCAGGCGGGGCGTATGCGTTTGATTTGGAGCATCTCTGTCGTTGATGCGTTGGTAGATCATATACTTTTTGATCCATCACTTCAAGCTGAAGTTACCAACCACAGGGAAATACCGGCACAACCAGGTTTGTCCTTTGCTAACGGCGGGATGATAGGTCTCTATCGTCGTCTCGCAGCTTGCACTGGTCAGTTCGCCGCTGCAGATAAGTCAAATTGGGACTGGACTGTAGCGGGATGGGAATATGATTTCGATAATCAAGCTCGACGCCGTCTTTGCCTTAATTGGCCGACGGTTGAGAATGATTTTGAGAAGTTGTGGAATATGCGGTACATCGCTCTTTCACAGTGTCGAATGATGTTTTCCAACGGTGAATCCTACGCGCAAAATTTCCGTGGAATTATGAAATCGGGCTCTGTGCTCACAATTTCTATGAATTCGCGGTTGCAATTTATGCTTAAATTGTTGTACCTTAAGAGTGTTGGCGTTCTTTATGAACCAGCTAAGCACCTGTTAGTTGCCATGGGCGACGACACTATTGAAAGTGTGACGGGTGTGGATCTGGAAGATTATCAGCGCTATGTCAATTCTCTTGGCCATATATTGAAGCGGTTCGAAAAGCGTCCTACGCCAATCGGGCTTGATTTTTGCTCGCAGGAATACCGTGCTGACCCTAAGTACGGCATAGTGATAGTGTCGAATGCTTGGAAGAAATGTCTTACCAATCTGTGGATTGGCGACCCTCGTGACTTCCAGTATTTGCCGCAAACGCTGCGCTCGTACTGTGAGATGTTTGTTTTTGATGAAGATAAGTACAAGATGCTACATAAGCTTTTGGTCCGGATTGCTCCAGATCAGGCTCGCAGCAGAGAGTATTTTATGTATCATGTTACAGGCAATGAAGCCTTCCTTGCTCCACCTACGCAACCGAGAATCCAGACAGTGATTACTGCCCTTCCCGGGCATCCCTTCGCTGGGGATGTTTTTGTTGTGCCAGAGGAGAAGAAAATTCCAGTTCAACTTACCCGCGACGAGCTTGTAAGTCGAGCGACTGATCAAAAGTTGCCCGCTAAAGCGCGTGCGAATGCGCGTAAGAACTTGAAGAAGCGTTTCTCTATTGTTCTGGGAACCGCCGAGATACCGGCGCAAAAGAAGCTTGAAGAAGCTTCAAAACAAACACGAACGCACTCGGAGTCCTCACAGGCTTCAGTGCTCCGCCAGCCGCAGTTTCGTCCGCCGCTGGTTCATCGTTCCGTTCCGCTGTCCATCACGGAGTCAAAACAGCCCGCCACATCGCTTCCAGCTTTGGTGCGCGCTCCAGTTTCGACTCTAACCCAAAAAGGCAGTCTTTAGATACCATCCCCTCGAACGAGAGGCAGTTCCATAGCAAAATCAAAGCTCTTGGATCTGTGCAAATGGTGGCTAAGAAG